AAATTTATAATCTTTTGTTACGTTTTTGACTACTACTGTATATGGATTAAATCCACTTAATGATACTAAACTACCTGTAGTATAAACACTATCATCCCATTTAACATCTAAATATGGTTGATAAATAGTATTAGTTTCTTTACTGAAAAATCTTATAGTTGAATTAATGTCGTTCGATTGTATTAGTTCTAAAGAACTGATTAATATCAAACCGTTATTTGGTATACATCCACAAATCCATCCTTTAACAATTGAAGTTACATCCATATAAATATCAGATGTACTATAATCATAAGACTGTGAACAAATCAATGAACTGCCACTCAACGAAGATGAACAAAATGATGAAATATATACTGATGCACTTGAAACATTATAAAAAGAAGATGATGTGTTTGAAGTAGGTTGATAATAATTGGCAGGAACGTTATAATACCAAGTAGCCCCTCCATTTTTAAATGAACCGGTAGAAAAACTAGAAGTCAACAAATAATCAGTAAAATTATAACTGACAGTAGATGACGTTGGAGAATACCATAAACTAGCAGTGTTTTGAGTAGTGTTGTAATACCAACTTGCACCAAAACTACCTAATCCTTCATTATTAAATCTTCCAGTACCCATATCCCAACTTTCATATATAGGATGAACTTCAATATTAAAATTAGTTGGAATTTCACTTGTAGATGATGCTTTTAAATTTAAAGAAAATTTGGAACCATTCTTTATATCACCATTTAAAAGAGAACTGGAAATTGAAGATAAATCAAATTGAATTAAAATTCTACTAAATTCAGGTTCATTTGTAAATGTAGTATTTGGACTATATACACTCTGAGTACCTAATAATAAACCATTTATACAACCATTATAACTTGTTAAAGACCCACTTGCACTATAAATTGAACCTGTGAAAGAACCTATAATACTTCCACTCACGCTACCAGTTACAGGTCCACTGTAATTAGTTAAACTAGATGTAATTTGAATACCTGCACCATAAGTTCCTGATACATATCCGTTATAATTAGTGGATGTAAATCGAGACGAGCCACTGATATATAAATTCGCAGATTCAGATGAACCAGATAAATAACTGGATGATATACCGCCAATATAATTGATTACATCAAATGTAGTATAACTGCCGGACAAACTAGATGATTCGTAAAAAGTTACATTACTAACTAGTTGATTTTTCGCCTTTAATTCTAAAATTTCATCAATTCCAAAATTTTTATCTTCATAACCTGTTTCATTGGTTATGAATGTGTCTTGTTTTGGAAATATAAATGTATGCATACTCTATTATAAATATAAGTATGAAATTTATAAGACTTTTAATGATAAATTTATTAAATTACTGCACCTCTTATATCATTATCTGGAAATTTTACTTCAAATACAGAAGGATCTAAAGATGGATAAACAATTTTATTTTGCGTTGCTTCTAATAAATTGTATTCATGAGGAGAATAATCTCCGTCATTTTGGGTTAAATTTTTAAATTTAACTTCAGCAACAGATTGTACACCTTCAACTTTTGCTAATTCCAATTCAAATTGATTTATATTAATAGGTTGATTAAAGTACCATTTATCAATATTAAAGAAGTCTTTTGCTTTTTGTAAACATTGATTCAATACATCTTTTTTATTAAAGTTATTATACACCAATATTTTAAAATCCACTCCTATATTGATAATATAACCATCAATTATATTTACACTATCGGATATTATTTTATATTTTTGTAAATATTGTCTTATATTATAAATTAATGCTTCATTGGTTTGGGTTAAATTTTTATTTGAATTATAACTCAAAACATATAGATTTAAACTGAATGGATTTGATACGTCAAAATTTACTTTTCTATAATTGTTTTCTAAAGCATTATTAATTAATGTAGTTTGATTGTCATTATTAACGAATCCATTTAATAATGTTTGATTTGTAGAAATAGATAAACTAGAATTTGGTATAACCATTACTTTAGCAATTGAACCAAATCTTGGGGGAATTGAATATATTCTAGAAATATAATCATCAACAGTAACGGTTCTATTTTGTGATGCAAAATTAGCCAACGCATTTTGTCTAATTTCTTCAACACTTTCTTGATCTTGTCCGCCTACAGCAGGATTTGGATTAGATATTCTTAAAGAATTTTTAATAGTTGTTAACAAAGAATTTTGAGAAGGAGTCAAGCCAGAAATATCATTCAAAAAGACAACAGATGATATATTTTTAATAGTATCAGATGGAGAATTTGATGATAACCCTCCTCCAACTAAGTATTGTACAGTTAAAACTGTATTAGATGGTGCTTGTCCAAATGTTTCTGATTTCAGTAGTTTACTAGTATCATAATTTAAATTTAAATTACTTATATTTCTTAGTCCAATACCAACTAATTCTGAATTTGGATAGATTACTTCGTCAGAAGTTGCATCTGTTCCTGCACCAAATTCAAGATATGTAGTATTATTCGCAGTAACATTTACTACAAATTTACGAGAAGTTTTGAAACTTTTAATTAATTTTGGAACTTCAGACGAATATTGAACATAATTGTCATTAGTAAATTCCGTATTTTCCGTTTCAGTAAATACTAAATCTTGTGCTAAATAATCAACCTCATACCATCTATTGTTATCACTATCTCTAACATCAATTATGTTAATTACGTCATTTTCTGATAAAGATATTTTATAAAATTGAACGGGAGATCCAACCGTGAACGATGCAGTTGTAATTTTACCAGCTATGATTTTTACAGATTTTTTCAATAAAAAGAATTGTGGAACTCCATAATTATCCCTAGAATAAACCGTAACTTCTCTTGGAGAAAATTTACTATCTAAAGAAAAATCTACAGGATCAGTTGTTATAAAACTTATACCGCTTTCATTAGAAACTTCCATGTTTTCTCTTATTTTTAAAGCATAATTATTATCAGGTATATAATTGTTGTTTACATCTTTAATTGCAGGAATTATTTGATACAAATCAATATTAGTAGTAGCGGATTTAGTAGGTTTTGTCTTATATCCAAGATAATTTGCTAATGCCAATACATTTTTTCTTTCTTCTGCATATGGCATTAAACTTTCTTTGAACTGATAATCAGTATAATATGAAAGAACATCTCCTATATAAGATGCCATTTCAATAAACATCATGCCAGGAGAAGCATCACTAAAATCTTTATAAGTTCTTGGAAAATATGTTTTTGAATATTCTATTAAAGACGCTTTAAAAGATGTAAAATCTCTATTTAGATATTTAATATCTTTTTTAGAATCATTAAAAGATTTTTGTATAATGTCTGCCATAGTTAAATATTATTTTGATTAACAGTCAAATTAAGAGTATCTGTTTGATTATTAACCGTAAATTGTATTTTTATATATAATATATAACTATCTGTTAGTTCATTTTTTTCTTGATTTGATAACCCAATATCTATTTTATTTACAGTTACACCTGGAATATAGTTATTAATTTCATCCGTAATTATTTGTTTTACTATATCGGGAGAATCTTGTAGATTTTGTTCAAATAAATATTCTTGTAAACCTGACCCAAAATTGGGATTCATTCGTCTTTCACCCTTTTTAGTTCTCAATAAATTAGTAATATTAGCTTTAACTTGAGTCAAAGTATCATAACTTTGTTCAAAATAGCCATTTCTACCAATTTGAAGTGGTAATGTTAGTCCTATCGGATTCATATTATCCTAGTGATACTATTCCAGAACCAATATTTCCAGATTGTTTCTTTTTATCTACAGCTTTCATTAAACTTCTAAAATCTCTTTTAATAACATTCATTACTTTACCTTGTTCTTCAGTAACAGGAACAACTGGTTCGGGTTCAGAAACTTGAACAGATTCATTTATTTGCATGCCAGAAAACGCTTGAGATTTAAATTCGGAATCGATATCAGCTATAGAATCTTCTCTTGGTATTTTAACGACGGTTTGATTTAAAATTTCATTTAAAACCGGATTACTTGAATATTTTTTAATTTCTTTAGGTTTTTGTACCGATTCTTTAACTACATTCTTTGTAGGAGTTTGAGAATCAATTATTCGAACTTGTTTGCCGGATAATACTTCAGTAAGTACTTTTGGTATTAAAATAGGTAAAGTTTTATCCAATTCTTCTTTAATTACTGCCCTAATCATCTCTTTTAATTCATTACTTTTCATATACTATATAATTATCATTAAACTTTTGGGATTGTATTATTTATTTTGTTATTTATTTCTTCCGCAGATGGTGGTTTTGGAATTTTTACAGTTTTTATTCGTTTACCCATACCAGATTTAATCTTTTTTGCTAATGATACACCTCCAATAGCACCTACAGCTCCACCTATACCAGCACCTAAATTTCCTCCTAATTTATTTCCTATTCCCGCACCTAATCCACCTCCAATGCCACCTCCTACAGCACCAGTTACACCTCCTGATATCGCCCCACCTACAGTTCCGCCTATTGCACCTCCAGTTGCTCCACTCATTGCACCTCCAATACCCGCACCTATACCAGAAGAAACCGTTTTTGCAGCAGAGGTTATTCCACTTACAGCTTTATTTAATCCACTTTTAGCACTTGATATCGCTCCTGACAATCTATCAACTGATTTTCCTGTTACTGAACCAGGACTAAAATGTTTTGGATTGAAATTTGGAGCAGATAATTTAGGTATATTGGTACTTGGTAATTGTGGAGGAGTTGGTAAAGGAGGTATACTTGGTTTATTTAATCCGGATAAATTTGGTAAACTAGGAGATGGTAAAGAAGGAACGCTAGGTATACTCGGAATATTAGGTACTGAAGGTACAGATGGAGTTGGGATATTAGGAATATTTGGAATTGATGGTTTAGGTATATTTTTAGCAATATCTGCTTTTTTTGAAGTAACAAATTTCAATCCATTAGATGCTTCTGTTGGTGGACCAGGTAAAGCAGGATCGATATCTTTAAATGATTTAAGTTTATTTATCATACTTCTTCAAATTGTATTTCAACTGGACCTTCTCGACTTAATTTTCCTTTAAATTCTCCAGGCAATCCTTCACCTGACACAATATTAACAGAAACTGGCTCGGTTCCATTTTTCATTCCATTTGGCATCACACCGTCTACACCTGGAGCATATCCTCCACCAGTAACAAATACTCTTCGACTCATAAGTTTATCAAGATTATCTCTCAGAAACTTTAATTGTTTATCTTGCACTGATTCTTGTGTTTTATCTGGGTTTGGTCCTGGAGAATTATTATGAACGTGATTATACCAATGTACATGGTCTAATAACCAATTACATAAAT